TCGTAAATTGCTTTACAATACTCTGCGTGTTCAATAAGAGAGGTTAATGAAATTGGTAAATTTGACTTATCACCACTACCTAAATCATTATTTTTGTCTGCTACGTTCTTTGCACATCCACTAAGAACTAGAGCCACCATTACGATTATGAATTTCCACTTCATCTTTTTTTCTCCATGCTGTTGCACCTAGTATAGCTCCGAATGATATATGAAACATTGCTCCAGCCTGTAATGTTAATGGCATCCATCTACTTGTGTTCAGTTTTATTTCATCACTTTCCATAGCCATGCCTATATTCCACATCAAAGGAGCAATGAAAAAATCAACCAGACAGATAAACAAATACACTAATGCGGCCCAATCTCTCCAATGTCTGTTAATCGTTTTGTTTATATTCATAAAACATTTTGTACTATAAATACTATTATTGCACCAGACATTCCCCAAAGAAAACACATATAAGACCATTTAAGATACTTGTATTTCCCAAGGGCTAGAACTTTTCCTTGTCCAAAAATATCTCCAGCCATTGCATCATATACTTTATCATCGGTCATCAAAGTTTTTGCATAATCTTCTTTATATTCTTCTATCGGTAAATGTGCAAAATGTCCAAAGAAGAGGGGATTAAAGAGGGAAGATTTCCTATCAATCTCTTTTGTTCCCTTTACTTTCGGATAATCCGTATTTGGAATAATTGCAAATATTGCAAACAATAAAGCAAAAAAACTACCTATTGCAAATGTAAGTAGTGGCCATTTCATCGTTTCATTGTCTAAATTAGCAATGGTTATTGAAAACACAATTGATGCAACAGTAATCATTATATTTGCCTTTGCATCTGCCATCAACCCCAATCTCATTTGATTGCCATGATTAACACGTAAAATATTATCTACAGCAGTACGATTTTCTGGTACTTCTTCAAAATGATTTATTTTTGATTCTCCATCTTCAAGAATTTCTTCTGACTTGGAAAACGGTGTAACGTGTGACATACTTCCTTATTTAAGAGGTGGTGCATATAATAATCCTCCATGATTGTATAATCGATTTAATCCACGTTGTAATCCAAGTGGGGTATTTTCACCTACATTCCTTTCATATATTTCTTTATAATTTCCAACTTGTTTAATTATATCATAAGACCAAGTTGCACTCAATCCAAGTTTAGCTCCAAGATGGGGATAGTCTTTTCCATTTTTCTCCCCCATAAATCTTTGGATGTATGGGTCTATATGATTCTTAAAACTGTCTATGTTCTTTGAATTTATACCCATTTCTTCTGCAATAAAAAGAACATATATTGTCCATCGAATAACATCTGACCATTTCTGATCTCCATACTTAACAACCGGCCCTAGTGGTTCTTTAGAGATAATCTCTGGAAGTATCATGTGACGGTCAGGGTCATCGAAACTCAATCGGTTTGATGCAAGACCAGACCTATCAGTACCATACATATCACAGTCACCCCTTTTATATACATTTTTTGTCTTTTCTGAAGGTTTTACTGCGACAGGGATATAACTTATTCCATGCAATTCAAAGAAGTCTGCGATGTTTTTTGCGGCAGTTCCAGTTGAACTAAAACATATCTTTGCACCTTCAAGTTGTTTTGCAGAGGATACTCCAAGAGTTTTCCTTACAATGAATCCTTGACCATCATAAAAAGTAGTGGGTAAAAATTCTAGTTTTTTTGTAACATTCCTCGTATAAGTAAATGTGGTTGTAGCAGAAAGAACATCTATAGAACCATCTATCAAAAATTCAAATCGTGTCTTTCCATTGACTATAGTAAATTCGATTGCATCTGCATCACCGAACATTGCGGCTGCAACTGCACGACAAATATCAACATCGAACCCTTCCCATCTATCACCATCTTCATTATTCCATATTTCTTGTGAGAAGCCCGGAAACTCGTCATTGGTTCCACAAATGACATTTCCTCTTTCTATTACACGATTGTATGTTGAACTATACGTTGGATTGTATTCTGATTTTGATACACCGACTCCAAGTTTTTCTTTCATTGGGTCTTGTCCCTCAGCAGGAGACAATGCCATCATCCAAAATACCCAAATTAAAGATACAACAAGTTTACCCACCATAATCATTGTAATGCCCGATATATTGCTAACAATTCCTCATCTGCAATCGGGGCGGTCATAGTATAATATCTCTGGTGGCCAACCGACATGAATGCTTTAATGTCAGAAAAACTAGGATATTTCATTAAGAGATTGTGAAGAAGATAATCTGGACTTAGGTGACAGGATGCACATTGATTATCCTTCGCAAAAACTCTAGTTGATTTCTTAAATCGTTCAGATTGCACCAATATAGAATTGAGATCCTTTTCCATCCATGTGACCTTTTCATCAATTTCTGGAATAACCAAAAAGGTTAAGTATATAAGAAGTGCAATAATAACATAGATAAATGATTTACTCGCAACTATTTGGTCTTTGGCCGCAAGTTCTAGTTGTTGAACTTCTTCGACTTTTTTATCTATTTCTTCAATATCGTGTTGTAGTATTTTTTCATCTTTTCCATTTGCAATTTTTTTATCAGCCATAATTACCTCACTTCTTTCCTGCTTCGTTTAACTTCTTAGTGATTTGTTGTTGAAACCACTTGAGAACAATAGGTATACTCACATTGGATGTTAATCCGAAAAGATAACCGATGGGATAACGATAACTTTCATAGGCCGCAAGTTGTGGAACGTTTGTAAACACAATAGAAATCAACAAATATCCAGTTGCTGACATTCCCATATTGATAACTAAATCAAGTAAAATCAACCATCCGTGGCCGCTGTACTTGTCTTTATTATCCTGTCTGTAATTAAATAGAAATATCCAAAATGAGGAAAATAATACTAATCCAAGCATCATCATTTCAGAGGTATTAAATAAATCAAGCATTTTGTTTTGTCTCTCTCTTAACCAATTTTAATAAGTCAGCAGTACTGCCGACAAATAACGCATTAGTCACATTTTGGGCCCTAGTGACTTCCTGTCGATCCCCATCATTTTCTAATTTTTGTTTTTTCTGATGCAGTTCCATGAGAGTGCTTTGAGTATCGGTCATGTTTTTAAGTAATTGACCAAACACTTCAAACGCTCTTGGTGATTCTTCTGCTTTCGCAATCTCCAAAAGTTCCTCCATCGCATCTCTGCCTTTTTCAATGATGTCATAAAGATTTTCACGAGCATATTGAAAATCATTATCTTTATTCCCATTACTATCTATCACAACTGGAACATTTTCAACTGTGGCATTTATAACTTTTACATCATTTTTGGAGATTTCTTCCCCAAGCTCGAGATGTTTTTCAATCCTTTGCTCCACTAATTTTTCAACTTTCATTAACTATCTGTTTCTGCTACTGGATCGTATGTTTTCCCTTGTGGAAAGAACTCAAAAGTTTCACTAAATCCAAAATCTTCATCTGTTAAAGCACCAGTAGATGTTGGTTCAACAGTTGTTCTACTGACTGTTTGTCCAGCAGAAGAGGCATCTTCTGATACTTCCGACAACATTCGTATTCGTGTTGCATCATCTATTTCATGTTTATCTAAAATCATATAATTTTGTGAGTATGGTGTACTATCCTCTGCAACAATATATATCGGATCTGCAGCGGTAGCGGCAGACATAAGGTGTGTATCTACAACCGAAGAAGTAATAATTTTTGCATTATCTGTAACAGATGGATATAAAAACCCCTTCATCAAAAAAGAAAGTGTCCAAATAATAGACCGCCTAGATGCAAAATCTCCTTCATAACTATCTTCACTTGTAACAGAGTTCAATACCAAAGGAATGTCCATTTTAACAGTCATGCCAGAAATCAAAGTCATTGTTACTGTGAAATCTGGTGTAAAGAATGGAAGGATCTGTTCTAGGATTTGTGTTCCATCTTCTGCATTCTTTACAAACACATAAAGGGAGAAATCCCAATTATACGGTACTGGATTGTATTGTTTCTTGAGTCCAGTTGTTCCCTTTTTAACATTCCGGCCCATCGTGTTGAGTTTTCTCGCACCATCATAAGTCATGGAGGTCAACTCAAATCCCATTCGTGGAACAGTAAGTGCTACTTTTGGGTTTAGGCTCGGATCTTGACTGATCCTAACCAACATCTTGTCTTTTGGCCCATAAGAAAGAGGAATTTTGACAACTTCGGTTACTGCATCGCTACTATCAGTTCTACGAACTTCTATATTATTAAATAACGAACCAAACGCAACCACCATCTTTCTTGAGGTCTGGTGATAAAAATATGTTCCAAACATTACGGATTTTCTCCAAATGGATTCGACTCAGAAAAGTCAAAGACGGAATCTGCATCAATCTCAAACTGTTTAGAACTACTTACTTTATCAGATGTACCAGCATCAATTGTTGATAAAGTTTCTGTAGTTTCATCGGTTGTAATCTTAGTTGCATAGGTTCCAGTAGCCAGACTTGTTGCACCAGTGATGATTTCTGACAATGTAAATGTGCCAGTCATATTGATGAGATACAAGTAACTTGTTGCAGAATCCCATCGAGCAACTTCACCAGTAACGGCAGAAGTTCCACCTGTAACTGTTTCTCCTACAGTGAACGTACCAGAAATACTTGACAGTTCAAATGTACGAACAAAAGATTGTTGTCGTTCAATTTGGTCAATTGTATCTATTCCAGTATCAAGTGCTTCATCAGAATATGTGAAGAGTTCACAAGTTAGATCAAATGTTGGAAGTGCGCCTGCTTGATAAAAGGGTAGTTCGTGTTCAACAAACATGATCTGGAAGAGTTTACTGGTCAACCCAAAATAGATGAGATCACCCTCTTTTGGTCGAGTCCCTATATCCAAACCTTCCCATGCTCGTCTTGCAAGTGAAAATATGATTTGGTCACGTACTTCCAGACCAAATTTAGAAACGAGATCTCCTTCACCTTCAAAACCATCAACGGACTTAATGAACATCTCCACCGAATATGCATCTTTATATTCGGAAATAGAATCCTCGCCAAGAATCGTATCTTCATTGACAAGGGTTCTAGGAATGTAATTTACATCGTAACCAGTTACTTTAATTGATTCGGTGACAATCGAATGTAAAAGTTCTTGGTCATTTTTCGCATCAAAGTTGCGGAAATATGAATTTGTAGCCATTCGATTATCCTACATAAAAGTTGTCAGGCGCCTGATATTTCAGTTGCAATTCCTCTTCAAGTCGTTCTAGTTCTGTATTTCCATCATCATATATTTGTCTTCCGTTCAAAGTTGCACCACCTGGCAACTGCATTCCTTCAAACTTGATTAAATTTTGACCCCATTGTTTCTTAAATAATGCAATCGTATATTTTTTCAAGAAGATATCATTATATATTTCTGTATAAGTTGCACCATCAATCTTTTTAAAACATTGAACTATAATCCAATCACCAATATCAACTGCATTGTCCCAATCCATATCCAGATGAAGTTTATCTGTCATGCGATTAAATCTCATTTGTCGTGATGTTCCACTTGAAAACATTTGATTCAAAAGAGAAAGATTTTGTTTGGTGGCCGCAAAATAAGCTAATCCACCAGAACCTTGAAGAACACTTGGAAGTTCATTTAGATTAAACTGATATTCAACCGAAAACATGTCGTTTGAAGAAAGTGCTCGACTAATTGGTAAAACATCTCTTATTCCAATAATCGTATCATCGATTGTTAAATATCGTGTATCTGCATTTCCAAATGAAACGGCTGTCGCTTGTGTTCCATGAGGCACACCAGTTGCACCAGAACTTGAACCTGTTACTGTTTCTCCTGCAACAAATGTAGCACCAGAAGTATTCGCAGCCCTAAGTCCATTTCCATCTTTATGTTCCTTGAATTTCAGAACAGTAGTACTTGTTACTGCATGTATTGTTGCAGTTGCATTTGATGTTCCGCCTGTGATTGTTTCTTCGGCAGTAAATGTTCCAGTAGATGCACTTGCAAAAGTCAATGTACTTGCAGTCACTTGTTCCGGCAAATAATGTATTTCCGTTCCATCAAAATGATACTCTTGAAACATTTGGATCGCTTCGTCAATCATATCATTCATCTGTTCATCTGCAAGATTGATATCAATGACTGGCTTTCCTAGTTTTCTCAGTGCATATTCTTTCAGTTCTGTAGTTGATGCTGGTTGTGTTGATGACATAGTTTCATTTATCCGTTGTTAATTTCAGCAGATGCTTCGACTGTAATGAGTCCTTCTGCAAGTCGTTCTTTAATTACACCACCACTCTGTGTATATGTAAGACTATAGTAGTATTTCCCCTCTGTGAGTGCCGCTGTTTGAGTTGCAGTCAATGAAAAGGTACAGTTTGCACCAGTAAGAGAAGTTGTAAATGTTTGGGTTGGATTTGCGTAAGAGTGATTCTTGATCATTGCGCCCGCAACCGTACCAGAAGATATCGTTACAGCGACAGAAGCTGAACTTTCTGCACCAATCGTTTTCTCAAAGGTTGCGCCTTGATCAATTGTATAATTTTGAACTTTTTTCTTGATTGTAAGTGCCATTGAACTTCCATAGAGGGTTACGAATATTTATAGATTTAATACATATATTTATTCTATGTAAGTTTTTGGGAGTATTACAGAATTTTGACTTTTTCGTGGCCGATTCGGATTTTGGGGTCAATCC